GCCAATTTGGCAAGTGCTTGTTCGATGGTAGAGAGGCGTTGCTCAAGAGCGGACATTTCCTCAGGCGTATGATCGCCTTCGGCAGCGGGAGTGCCTTCGCCTTCACCGGCAGGAGGCGTTTCGCCTTCGCCAGCAGCAGGTGGGGCTTCGCCGTCGCCAGCCGGTTTCAAAGCGGCTTCAATGGCGTCCAAACGACCCATGATAGCAGCAAGTACTTGCGCCATATCAGGTTGTTGGTCTTGAGCCGCAGGTGGGGTTTCCTCTACCATCGCCTCATCAAGCGACTTCGAGAAGATCCCCATGAGTTTATCTTTCATGGTCATGGGAGCTTTCTCCTTTCGTGGTGCGTGATCGAAAATGGCACACTCTGAACCGCACCGCCCAGAAGCCACCAATGCTACGTGATTACCGATAATGTTCTCTTGACGACCTCGACCTGGACCGATTTCAACGTACTCTGCTTCGTAGCCGCACGAGACCTCGCGTAGACGCTTGGACTTTACTGCGGAGATGGCTTCGTAGTCGGTGATCAGCAGATCCGCCAAGAGCTTGTCAGCATCTTCACCCTCTCCAGGACGAACATTCTGCACCACACCAACGGCTAGCTCGCGCCAGTTGTCGGGAGTGACGAAGTCGTCTGGGTGGTTAATTGTAACCGGCTTCCCCTCAAAAGAGGCGATTGTTGCCGGATCGTGAATGTCCTCAACTGTGCGGCTGATCACGGTGTTGCCGTTTCCAGGAGTCACAGGAGTTTCGAACGGCGAGTACAACAGGTCGCCGCTGCGAGTGATTGGCACACCTTCGCAGATCAGGAAGCCTTCTGGAGTTTCCTTCAGACGCTCGGACAACGAGGCTACAGAGTAATATTTTGCCATTTCCACTCTACAATATGTGTTGTTCAGGATTATGCCTTCATTTTGCAAAAAAGGCAACAACTATTCTGTTTCTCCGATAATTGGCTCTGCAAAACACCGGCAGTTGTAGATCTCTCCTGGTCCATGGTTGCCCTCGCCCTCAACATAAGGAGGATCGTCGAACCGGAAGATCTTGCCGTTCATTTCGGCGTGCGACTCACGAACGTCGCCGTCCTCCGCAGTGCGCCAGATGTAGTGCGTTGCTCCAACATATTGGGCGCGAGCCGATGTTAATGTTGCGTTGGCCTTGGCAATCTCGGTACGAGCGATCAGCGTGGCGCGGCTCTCGGTGACTTCGCTTGTACGGTCGAGTTCTTCCGCAACTTGGTCCGCACGCTTGCCGCCCATCATGGCTTCTTGCGCTAGCTTCTGGGCACGCAACCCTGCTTCAAGCGGAAGACTCTTGATGAGCTCGACCTGCTCTCGCTGGAGCTGACGCGCAACAGCGCCAACAGCCGACTCAGCCATTGTGCTGCGCAACTCCTTGCCGATCTGCGTTGACAGCTGTGACCATGCGCGTTTGTTGTTGTCCTGAACGCCAGCCATGATCTTCGCGACCACAGCCTCGCCCCATGGACCAAGCGCATCGCTGTACGCCTCCAGTGCGGCAGCCATCTTTTTGGGATCTGTGATCTTGTCGCCATTAACATACGTCTTGACGATGCCACCAACGATCTTGGCTACCTTTCGGAGTTCGACCGCCAGCCGCTGCTCGGCGGCTTTGGTTGCGCTGAACTTAGCCATTGACCCAAGCCTTCAAACGCTCAATGAGTGTCTTGTTGTCTGCTTGTGGCTCGGTCGGCAACGGCGCGGCTTCCGTCGGCACAGGTGGCGGTGCGAGCTTTGCTTCGTCGATCTGTTCGTCGGTAATGTTTGTGAACACGCCGGTCTGGTCGCTCGATTGCTTGAGCTCTTGGAGCGCGGTGGCTTGGTCGATGATGCCATTCTCGTATGCCGTGGAAACGAGCGTGACGATCGTGTTGCTGATGTCGGCTTTCTCCTTCTGGCTTGTCTGCCAAAGCGGCACGAAATCGAAGTCGAATCCCTCTGGAGCGCGAGTGCCGAACAACGACATGTGCAGAACTTGCAGCATCTTCATCATGCCATCGCGCAAGCGGCTTTCTTGTTGCGCCGAGATGTTGTCGTAGTACATCCGCATGTCGCTCTCGCCAGTCGAGTTGAGACCGGCAGGGGACTGGCCAAACAAGCGAACCAACGGGATGCCGGTTGCGCCAGAGATCTGTTGTCCGAATTGCAGGATCATGTCCGAAAGACCGGAGAAAGAATACTGGGTGGTCGTGAAGCTGTCCTCTTTGTCCAACAGCGTCAGACCTTCGTTCGTCTGCAACATACGCATATGGTGGAACATCGTTAGCAGGTTCTCTTCAGCCTTTCCGCCAGCCGCCAGAACTTCGCGCAGCTTGTCGATCTGCACCGTACGCAGGTGGGCTTTCTGAATCAGGTTGGCCGCACCGCTCGTTGCTGTGTCGAACGCCACCAGTCGATCTTGCAATCGCTCAATGACGGATTCGCCCCACATCATTTCGGTAATGGCTTGCCAGATTGGCAGTTGGATGCCGATGAAGCGGATTACGCGACTGTGGTGCCATTTGACGCCGCTGACCTTGCCTGTGTTCACGTCGGAAACAACAGAATAGTATTCTGGCAGACCGGCATTCATGCCGTCTTGGATCATGTTGGTGACATCGGGCTGCAGCGACCAACGATCGTACACCTTCAGACCCTTGAATTGATTCTTGCCGACAGTGTCAATGTTCAGCGGAGTGCTTGGGTCTTGCCCATCAACAACGATACAAGCCAGCGCACCACCATAGAGGCGACCCCACTTGATTGCGTCCAACAGCGACTGCCAAATGCCCATACGCGTGAGCATCTGTTGCATGACTTGGATCTGGTCGGGTTCTTGCGTACTGTGAATGTTGATGCCGGCTCGCGTCATATCCTCAGCGACCGAGTCAACAGCCGCGCCGACAATCCAGCTGCCACGATACATCGCCTCCAGCTTCATGCGGTTGCGAGTGAGCAGATTGAAGATGTATGTTCCCTCGCTGAACACGTTCTGGGCGCCAAGACCCATGCGCGCAGTTAGGTTGGCGAATCCGTCTTTGGTCGTAGCGACCGCATTGTTGCGGTTCTGCTTGCGTCGTTGGTTGCTGTTCATATCATTCTTTCCCATAGGTTGGTTGCTGTGTTGGAAGCAAGCAGGTCATTGATCGCGTCGATCATCGGATCCACTTGGTCGTCGTGAAGGTGGCTGTCGTCTGCGGTGAAGGCTTCGCATTCGGCAATGAAGTCGTTTGTGAATGGCGCGTCTTCCGGCACGACGACGTAGCCAGCTTCGATGTAGCCAAGGACATCCATCAGGCGAGTGTACTTGTCTTTGTTTCGTTCAATGCCGACCACTGGTATGTATGGCGGCTTCACCTTCAGACCTTGGATCAAGCCAGTACCGCTGGCCTTGTCTTCGATCTTCATTTGGCGCAGTTGGCCGAGCAGCGTTGTTTCCATGGCTTGGTGCTTTGCCCAGAAGGCGATCGCACGCCGCTCTAGTTCTGGAGCCTCCCATTTGCCTCGGATCAGATCCAACAAATAGATCTTACCATCATCGCCTTTGCCCCAACATTCAAACACGGAGAAGTCGTTGCGCTCTGCGGTCTTCTGCGCAGTGTCGGCGTACACATAGCGTTGCTTGATGATGGGCGGTTGCTTGTAGCGACCCAGATGCTCGCCCTTGATAATTTCGCCGCCGACGATCTGTGGGTTCTGTTGGTACAGAGCTTCCCAGTTGACAGATGCCATGGCGGCTTTCCGCTCAAGCAGGAATGCGAGCGACTTGTGCTCAGGAAAGAGCGGCTCGCCCACTTTGCGATGTTCCTCGTTGCGAACGGCGATGGCTGGGTACGAAACCACACGAACCTCGTCGCCCATCTGCAGGCGCAGACGCCCAATTGGATCGTCGATGTGCCAGCGCGTAAGGATGGCCAGCAATCCGGCATCGTCGCTGAAGCGAGTGAAGAAGTCGTCTGTGAACCAATCCCATGTTTTGTCGCGGATCGCTTCTGAACCGGCTTCTTCACGACCTTTGATCGGATCGTCAATCACGCCGATGTCGAGCGATTCACCAGTGATCGAACCTCGAACAGTCGTGTTGCGGAAGAAGCCTTCGCGCCCAACGTACTCCAACATTTCTCGGTTGCGGGTTGCGTTCTTGGCGTCGCCAGCCGACATGCCCACAGAGTTGATCTGGGTGTCGGGAAATACTTTCTTGAATCTTTCGGACTCAAGGATGCGCTGCGTTTGCAGGTTGGCACGGACGCCTAGTCGTTCGCTGAACGAAGTGTAGATCGTTTTCAGATCTGGGTTCTTTCCAGCGACCCACGTTATGAACTCGACAATCATCTTGGACTTGCCGTGTTGTGGCGGTGCTTCAATAACCAACTTGGGGCGTTGCCCTGCACTCAGCTGTTCGTAGAACAATTGTAGCTCGGCGGCCATCTCCTTCTGCCACCAGCCTACTTTCATTTTCGGATTCATGAAGCGACGATACACCCAGAACGATTCTCTGGCCTCTGCTATGGCCAGTTGTTCCAACAACTCAATGTCGTCAAGGCGCACGCCCATCAATCGTCCCCAAAGATGCTGGTCGGCAAGCCACGTGCCTGCAACTCAGCCATCAGTTCGTCTCTCGACAGATTTTGTTTCTTCACTTCCGTCTGCAGCGGAGCAGTCTTGTCGCCGACGACCTCGTTCCGACCACTGCGCCAGTTGAAGCGGTTCGTCATGTTCAGGCTCCACACCGTGGCATTGCCATCAGCACCAGCCGCCATCTTGCGACCTTGCGTCTCCCACCAGTATTGTTGCAACAGAATGCAGGCTTCAAAAGTGTTCCGAAATTCTTCAGAGTCGGTCAACAAGGTCTGCAAAGCAGAATGACCAATGCCGAGTTTCACCATGTACGCAGTGGGACCACCGCCATCTTGCGCTTCAGCCATCATGATGTCTTTCCAATCTGCGCACAGGTCTTCCACTTTCGTACGTGGCCTTCCTACGGGATTGGCTTCGCCCAACGCTGCTTTCCGTGATTTCGCACGGGCACTGCTCCCATTCTTAGCTGCCATATGTTAGCTCCATTCTCATGATGTTGAATTATTCCCCATTTCACATTGCAAGGCAACAAGTCTCTGCACGGACGCGACCGCTGGCCGAGTGAGCCGTGTGTGATACACGTTCCCTTTCTTTATTATATTACTTCCCTTTTCTCTTCTTTCCTATAACTATTTAATTAAATCTTTTGTCGTTATAGGGACACGGCCAACACGGCCAGCGGCCAGAGACTTGGCGGCGTGCAAGTAAAGACAGCGTCGTTTGCCGTCCAGTTTCCATCGCCCATCCTTCGTCGTAGGACACACGTACCGCTCATATCCCATGAGTTTCATGCGACGCCCAATGCCTTGCCGCTCGCCCATAATCGAGGAATCAAACACTTCCGCTGCATCGACGACCTCTGGCCATCCCAACTGTTGCATCTTTTCAAAAACGACTCGACTCTCTCGCGAATAGCAGCTAAGCAGAAGCGGCTGCAACTCCGCAGAACTTTGTTCGACGAACTTCTCGTAGCTTTCATAAACCATGGCTCTCTCCTGTGGACGTGTGGAACCTTAATTATCCCTGAAAGCATACGAGAAAGCAATCAAAATGGTTCATGCTCAAGCATCGTTGTTGGATCAAAGTTCGAGCCAGTCCCCACTTTAACATATACCGTCACCTTTTTGCCGCCGATTTTCCATCGTCCATCCTTGACAGAAGGGTTCTTGAACAGGGTATACCCGACACGACCGATGGCATTGGACAGCTTCCGTTTTACGTCGGCGTCTTTCTCACCTTGCGCAACGGCTTTTGTTATAATCCAATCTGCGCGCACACCGATGGGGTCGCCGAGTTCGTCAAGGATATCGTCGAGCCATTGATCGCCGGTCATCCCGCCAGCAACAACAGTCCGGTGAGCATCGGTTTTCCGTTGCCCATTCGATGCCGAGAAGTTCGACAGGTCGCGCTCGTGGAGATAGGCGGCGATGTGGCTCGAACCGCCAGCCAAGAACCATTCCCACAGATCAATGAAATATTCGCGTCGAACACTTTCGTCGGCCAGCCCCATTTCGTCCATGGTGGCGGCTTCAATAACGTCGTACCGCCTGTCGTCGGGTGGAATGTAAATGCCACTGGCCAGATGGTTTGTTGTGATGATCACGCCGCAGTACATCCGCACCGAGTACTTCTGTCCGTACTTGGGGTTGATCTGGCAGACATCCGGAGAGCCTGCGATCAGAACTTTTGTTCTTTCGTTGAACGCCCACTTGGACATTTCGTGCAGATTGGCGGCTTCGGAGATGCGCACCAGCGTGCTCGCGGCAAACTCGTTGAAGTTCGACTCGAAGGCAGCAGGGTCAATGTTGGCGACGTTCCACACGCCGATGGCTGGGCAGCAGAATTCCACCGCTGTGTCCTTGCCTACGCCTTGCCCACCGGCAATCAACAGAGCGAAGCGCGGTTTCTCCCAAGGCTTCTGCACGCGATGCGCCATGTAGTTCAGGAATTGGTCTGCGTCTCCTGGTTTGTTGAAGATGCGCTTAACGTGCTCGACGAACGGCGAGGCTAGCTTCGCATCACCGAGCTCAATCGTGGGCTTCCGGTACGAGTTGAACATCGCAGCGCCGCCCACCTGCACAACTTCGCCGTTGCGGCAGTCGTAGCCCTTGACGTAATCCTCGTCGATTGCGGGATCGCAGGTCATGGACGTACACAATTGGTTCGCCTTGAGCCATTCGCTCGCCTTGACGATTTTCCCTTCGATGTTGACCGGACTCACAGCGGCATCCACAGCGCCAGCGATCCAATACGAGATTGTTGGGCGATAGATGAAGTTGTTTCCTGGACCATAGAACACGAAGTTGCCGAGTGGCACCTCACCGGCTTGTGGCGCCCATCCGTTGTCCAATGCCGCCTTGACGATTGTGCCGATGGTCAGTTCTTTTTCCGCGCTCTGCTGGGACAGTTCGTAGAACGCCTCATGCATGATCTCGTCGTGGTTGCGCCCTTTCTTACCGCCGAACTTGTTTGCCCACTGGACGTACAGCGACCAAGCCTCGTCGATGCGGTTGAACTCGCGCCCAAGGATGACACCTACGTGGCGCCACAGGTCGCGGTCGTCGGCTGGCACGACTTCGAGCATGGAGGTGACTTGCTCAATCGTGTACTTTCCGTGGTACATGTCGTCGCGCTTCTTGCGGCCACGCGTCTCCTTGCGTCGAGACAGGTGCGCTGGGAGCGTAGCGAGTTTCGTTCCCCAGTTGAGCCATTTGTACTGGCCACCACTGCGATGGCGCGAGGGAGCTGCCACGATGTAGCCGCCGTCGTTGCGGCAGTCCACACCCTTGCCCAGCACGTTGCTTGCCGTCTTCAGCGCGGAGTTGTACGAGAATACCACGTGCATGCCGCCTGAGCCGGTTTCTGCCATCAGCGTGTCCGGTTCGCCGTGGTCTTTGATTGCTTCTGCCCAAGACTCTGCACCGAACTTGCCTTCGCCGATGTCGATGTCCAGAACGGTGATGCCCGAGATTTCTCCCGTCACTACGCCGATATTTGCGGGAGGCGCGTCCTTGCCGAACCACTCCTCAACCTTCGCCAGATCGCGGCTGGCTTCCTTCAGTCCTCGCGCTACACGCGGATGCTTGCCGGCATCGCCACAGGTTGGGTTGCCGCAGGTGCAGTGGAGGTTCTCGTCCACAGAGTGGAGCGGAAATACGTACCACCCCATTGTGACGTATTCCACCGCCTGTTTGTAAATGTCTTCTTGCTGCATGTTGTTGTTTTCCTGAGC